AGACAGGGGTAGTAGATGAGACAGAACTAAGGGCTGCTAAGAATGAGATGGGCGAAAGCAAGTTTCGGCAGGAATTTGAGTGTTCTTTCGATGCGCCAATTGAGGGGTCATATTATGGAGAAATGCTTAATGAGTTAGAAGAAAAGAAGCATATGCAAGAGATTCCCAGAGAGGAACTAAGCAGAACTTTTACTGCTTGGGACTTGGGTATGGGTGACTCTACATCTATCTGGGTGGCTCAGTTAGTGGGTACTGAAGTCAGACTAATTGACTATTATGAGAATCATGGCGTAGGACTTGACCACTACGTTAAGTGGATTAAGGATAACGATTACTCAAAAGCAGAGCATATTCTGCCCCATGACGTTAGGGTTAGAGAGTTAGGCACAGGTAAAAGCAGACTAGAAATGCTTGAGGACTCAGGACTAGAAGTCAAAATAACCCCAAGGATGGGACTAGACGATGGCATCCAAGCGGTAAGACGACTGCTGCCAAGGTGCTGGTTTAATGTTCCTAAAGTGCAGAATGGCTTGAACTGCCTGAGAAACTACCGCAGAGACTACGATGAGAAGCGTAAGATTTTCTATGAAAGACCACTACACGATTGGTCTAGTCATGGCTCTGATTCTTTCCGTTACTTAGCCCTTGGATTGGATGAAGGTCATTCAACGTGGTCTAAGCCTATTAACCAAACTCCGAAGTGGATAGTGTGATGTATGTACAAATGCAGGGTGTAAATCTAGCACCTAAAGTAAAAGAACTTGAAAAGCGTATCGAAATGCTTGAAAATGTGGTAAATGAGTTAAAATTGGACAAACCCAGAATGGGACGCCCTCCAAAGGACAAGCATGGCACAGAACGAGTTAATGTCGATAATCCAAGCAGAGATTGACGATGCAATTGGATTTATTGAAAGCGAAACTGTTGAGCAGCGCAAACAGGCTCTGGAGGCTTATCTACGACAGCCATATGGTAATGAGGTTGAGGGTAAGTCTCAAATCGTTACTGGAGAAGTTGCGGAAGCGATAGATGGTGCGCTACCTAGCTTAGTCCGTATCTTTACAGGCTCAGACAATATCGTAGTCTTTGAGCCACAAGGCCCGAAAGATGAAGCCTCCGCAAAACAGGCCACAGACTACTGTAATTGGGTCTTTACCAGAGACAACGAAGGCGTGTCCATTCTCCATGATTGGTTCAAGGACGCTTTGCTTCAGAAAAATGGAATTCTGAAAGCGTACTGGGAAGATAAAGAAGACATTACTAAAGAGCGTTACTTTGACTTGTCTAACGATGAGTTAGCAATGCTGATGAGTGATGAGAGCATGGAGATTGTCGAGCAAGATACGACAGAGTTTCCAATTATTGACCCAATGGGTCAGCCAGTTATAGACCCTATGGGTATGCCTGTGATGGGTGCTACACACAATGTTGTGGTGCAACAAAAGAAAAAGTCAGGCAAGGTAACTATTGAGAACGTACCCCCAGAAGAATTCCTGATTAGCAAGAAAGCTAGGACTATTGCTGATTCACCATTCGTAGCCCACAGGCAGATGTTGACTCGTAGCACATTGATTGCTATGGGTTTTAACAAGAAGCAGGTAGAAGGCTTGCAGATGGGTGATGCTTTGGCTTATACGCCAGAGCGTGTGGCTCGTTTCTCTGCTGGTGAGCAACCTTACCAAGTTCAGACAGATGACCCCTCAATGCAAGAGATTGAAGTCTTTGAGTGCTATGTCAAAACTGATATAGATGGTAAAGGCATTGCTTCATTAGTTCAAGTGTTCTACGCTTCTAATGAAATCCTAGAGGATGAAAAAGGTAAGGAAATGATTGAGGAAGTGGACTATGTTCCTTTCCACTCAATCTGTCCTATACCTATTCCGCATAAGTTCTTTGGTAACTCACTAGCTGACAGAACAGTTGACCTACAGTTAATTAAGACCACTATCACTCGTCAGATGTTGGATAACTTATATCTGACCAACAACGCCAGAGTAGTTGCCGTAGAAGGACAAGCAAATTTAGATGACCTGCTTACATCTACGGCAGGTGGTGTCATTCGTGTTAAGTCTCCTAATGCTGTTTCTCAATTGGTTGTTCAGAACGTGGCGGCACAGGCTTTTCCAATGCTTCAGTATCTGGACACAATTCAGTCTAAGCGTACTGGCGTGTCTGATGCTTCACAAGGGCTAGACCCATCTGTATTGCAGAACGTGACTGCTGCTGCGGTAGCTTCTATGCAACAAGCTGGCGCAGGTAAGATTGAACTAATGGCTCGAATCTTTGCTGAGACAGGCGTTAAGTCTTTGTTTAAGGGTATTCTCCATTTGCTCTGTAAGTACCAAGACAAGGCTCGTTTGGTTCGCATGCGAGGTGAGTTTGTAGAGTTTGACCCTCGTACATGGGCTAACCAATACGATGTTTCTATTAACGTAGGTCTGGGTGCTGGTAACCGACAAGAGCAGATGGCTATGTTGTCTATGGTTCTTGCTAAACAAGAGCAGTTGATTGGTCAGTATGGCCCTGCCAATCCTTATGTTTCACCTGCTCAGTATCGTGGCACTTTAGGACGCATGGTTGAAATTGCTGGATTTAAAGATAGTGCTGAGTTCTATAAGCCTATTACCCCAGAGCAAGACCAGATGCTCTCGAATCCTCCTCCACAACAACAACAAATGCCTCCAGAGATTCAGGCATTGATGGCTAAGACACAAGCTGAGATACAAGCCAACCAAGCTAAAGCACAAGCTGACTTGCAGATGCAACAACAACAGATGCAGATTGACATGGAGATGGCGCAACAGAAGGCTGCTCTTGAAATGCAATTGATGCGTGAGAAAGAGATGGCTAAGTTGCAACTAGAGCGTGAGAAACAACAGGCTTACTTTGCATTGAAACAGCAAGAGTTTGAAGCAGAAGCCCAATTAAAAGCAATGAAGATTGGTGCTGGCATTACATCCAACGTAGAGATTAGAGGTTAATCATGGCTACACAATCAGAAATCAATGCTGCATTAGGGTTACCTGCTGGTATCAATCCAGATGGCTCTTGGAATGCTCAAGATTACATGGCTCGTAGAGTAGCGGGTCAAGTAGATACACAAGCCCAAGTAGATGCGGCTCGTGCGGCTAATCCATATTCTGCTCAGAACATGGCTAAAGTTGATGTGACTAGGCAAGGTCAATATGTTACTGACCCTACTACTGGAAATCCAGTTGCGCTATCTGCATACTCTGCTGGATTTGACATTAACAATCCAACAGCATTAACTTATTTAGGTGAGTTGGCTTCTAGGGGTGGAACAGACTCTACATCACAAGCATTTAATGCCATTGCAACTCCTGCACAAAAGGCTGAAGCTGACAGATTGTGGTCTATCGAAAAAGCAAGATTAGAGGGAATTGATAGACAAGCAGGATTGTTAGATACTACTACTGGTGTTACTGGTGGAACTACTGGAACTAATAGATATGCTGCTGGCTCAGTAGTCAATGCAGATGGTTCTGTAACAGTTGGTAACAAAACATATACAGCAGCAGAGGCAGCGTTATATAACGCTTACCTTGATGGCAACATGGCTGAGTTTAATCGTCTAACAGCATTAAACAAGTTCACATTGCCAGATATGCAAGCCAAGTTTGGTTTGACTGATGCTGACATGGCTTGGATTACAAATAACGCTGGTGGTAAGTTTTACTCACCAACTGGAACTACAGGAATTACAGGAATAATTAACACCATTGCTGGTAATCAAAATCAAGTTGCAACACAAACAGCACCAGTTGGTCAATTTCGTGAGTTGTTCCCCTCCTTTGCAGAATCTAAGCGTTTAGCAGGTGAGATGGTTGCTGGTCGCCCTACTACGGAAAGCATTATTAGCATGATTAACTCTAACGCTGCTAGACCCACTACTGTTGGAGGCATTGATTATTCAGCACCAGAGGCGGCTTTATACAATGCCTATCGTTCTGGCAATATGCCTGAGTTCAATAGACTAACTCAAGCTAATCAACTTACAGCACCTGCTATGCAATCTAAGTTTGGATTGACTGATGCTGATATGTCATGGATTACAAACAATGCGGGTGGTGTTTTCTATAACCCAACTGGAACACAGCAAGTAGCACCGCCATCATTAAACAATGTGTTAAGCATGATTTCTAAGTGATAAGACCATGAACTATCAAGAACTGCTTGGGATTGTTGGTGGAAGTAATCCTAAAGATGCTTCTTATCAGGACATTATTTCTGGTATTCAAAGCCAATACGCACCACAGTTAGGGTTTTTACCTACACGTTCATTGCTAGATACATTGGGTGAGCAGTTACCTGACCAACCTAGAATTGCTTATGGCTCGTTGCTACAGGCTCAACCTAGAGTTCTGCCTACACCCATGACACCAGTTAAGAATACAGATGCAGCAGCAAGCGTAGATTCTGGCGAAATTAAGATTTCCAATGTAGATACAGGCAAGATTACTGGTAACACAGCCATTGATAACACTCTTGTCTATAACAATGACTTTTCTAACATAACTGGTGGAACTACTGGTAGCACAACAGATAGAGGCTTGTTTGGAACTAATGTCACAGGTACAGATGTAGCCAATGTTGCAGGTACAGTAGCACCGATAGCTGCTTTAGCGGGTAACTCAGACCTAGTTAAAACAGCTATTGCACTTAACCTAATTGGTTCTGCTGCTGATATTCGTACAGAGCAAGATGTTCTGAACTTGGGTACAAAGATAGCGATGTTGGCAGCAGGGCCAGCAGGGAATGTCATAGCAGCAGGTCTAGGCTTGGCTTCAGACAATACACCCATGACAGTTAACGCTTTGCTTGGACTGACAAACCCAACCTTAAATCTTGTTAATCAAATTTCTGGCAATCTAACTGGTTACACCATTGGCGACATTGTTAATGGCTTGCTAAACACCCCAGAAGGAACTGTAGGTGAGTATGGTCTATTGGGTGCGGCTAACCTAGCTGGAACTGCTGATGCAAGCAGAAGAAGGGCAGGGGCTGCCTATGACAGTTTAGAATCAAACCAATTGCGAGTATTGGCTGAACTTGGTGATACAGAAGCCAGAGATACATTGTTGGCTAGGTCTGGTGATGGAACTTCTACCTTTAACCCAATTGCTGACTTAGGTACTGCTAGAGGTAACAGTTACTTTAACTTGTTCACCCCTGTTGGCGATAGCGGTGGCGGTGGTGGCGGTAAAACAGATTATTGGACTAATAGGGCTATCCTTGCAGAATAACGACAAACACATCTTGGCTCAATGGGCTAAAAACTTACTAAATGATGACTTTTTCAAAGAAGTTATAGATAACTTGAAAAAAGAACAGATTAGTGTGATAATTAACACAAGTGCAGGTGAAATTAACAAGCGTGAAAACGCTTATCAGCACATAAAGACTATTGAATTGATTACAGGACACCTAGAAGGTTTAGCCTCGGAAACTGTGATTAAAGAGAAGAAGTGGAAGATTCTGTAGGGTTTACCCTATCCTCCGTCCAGAAGGTGTCTGGCGATTATTGAGATGACAAATGGAAAACACCAACCCTAATGGGAGTGAAAGCCTAGATGTAAACCAAGCCGCTTCAGCGTTTGAGGGTCTGATGGGTGATTCTGAGGAAGCTGACAACAGCCAAGCCGAAGGTCAACCAGAGTACCAACAAGAGACTGATGAAGTTGAGTATTCTGAGGAGGAATCCGAGGAACAGCCAAAGCCTAGATATAAAGTCAAGGCATCTGGTGAGGAAGTCGAAGTAGAACTAGACGAACTTATCAAAGGTTATCAACAAGGTACGGACTACACTAAAAAGTCTCAGGCTCTAGCTGAACAACGTAAAGCAATTGAAGCTGAACGTAGTCATTTAGAGTATGTTAAACAAGAGCGACAGGCATACGCCCAGAAGTTGCAAGCGTTGGATAGCTTCCTTACGCAGCAACATCAGGGTGTGGACTTAGAAGTTTTAAAGGAAACAGACCCTATCGGTTATGCGGTAGCGGTAGCTGAACAGAGCCAGCGTGAGAAGCAGTTAGCAGTAGTCAGGAATGAACAGCAACGCATTGCCCAACAGCAACAAGCAGAGCAACAATCCCAACTGCAAGCGCACTTACGAACAGAATCTGAGAAGCTAGTTAGTCTGATTCCTGAGTTAGCGACACCACAGGGTGATGCGGTTCGGAAACAAATCCGTGACTATGCGAAGTCTGTAGGTTGGTCTGACCAAGAACTCAGTTCCGTGTATGACAGTCGTGCTGTGATGACCTTGTATAAGGCAATGAAGTATGAGCAACTTCAAAAGAGCAAACCAGAGTTGAATAAAAAACTTCAGTCTGCCCCTAAGATGATGCGTTCTGGTACTTCAGTTCCCCAAGCTAAGTCTTCACAAGACAAACAGGCTATGCAAAGGTTGCGTGAAACTGGAAAAGTTGCAGACGCAGCTAAAGCATTTGAACGATTCTTTTAAATTTTGGAGTATTAAATTATGGCTACCTATATGACCTACGAAGCCAAAGGCTTGCGTGAAGACCTTTCGGACGTTATCTATTCTATCTCACCAACAGACACACCTTTCATGTCTTCCATTGGTAAGACTAAAGCAACTGCTGTTTTGCATGAGTGGCAAACGGATAGTTTAGCGGCAGCGACTTTAGACAACTTTACCATTGAAGGGGCCACGGCATCTGATGCCACTATGTCTCCAACAACTCGTGTAGGCAACCGCACTCAGATTGCACAGAAAACTATTAAGATTTCTGGCACTTTGCAAGCTGTTGACAAAGCAGGTCGTAAGTCTGAAAAGGCTTATAACTTGGCTAAGGCTTCTAGCGAAATTAAGCGGGACATGGAGACTTCCTTGTTGAGCAACCAGATTGCTGCTACTGGTAGTTCTTCTGCTGCTCGTAAATTGGGCGGTCTGCAAGCATGGTTGTCAACCAACTACTCTGGCGGTACTTCAGGTGTTGCTGGTTCTTTGGGTACAACTGCTCGTACAGATGGAACTAACCGCACGTTTGAAGAATCTCTCTTGAAGACTGTTGTCCGTAGCGTTTACGCTGCTGGTGGCAATCCTAAAGTGTTGATGGTCAACCCTGCACACAAGCAATTGGTGTCAGCTTTTGCTGGTATCGCTGCACAGCGTTTCATGGCCCCATCGAACAGCCCTACCACAATCGTGGCCGCGGCCGATGTTTATATGAGCGACTTCGGCACGATTTCTGTGGTTCCCAACAGGTTCATGACTTCTACCAACTCATGTAACGAGACAGCATTTGTGCTTGACCCTGACATGGCTGCTATCGCTTACTTGCGTCCTTTCCAGACCAATGAGTTGGCTGTAACTGGCGACAATGAGTCCACACAGTTGTTGGCTGAGTACACCTTGGAAGTTCGTAACGAAGCTGCTCACGGCATCATTGCTGACTTGACACCTTAATCTGGTGTAATCCAAAAAATGCCTCAGACTTAAACATCTGGGGCATTTTCTTTTCTACTCAAACTGATAGAATTAAGCTATGCAAAATCCTACCAATTTTAGACAAACTGCTGTTCATGCTGATGGTGAGGGCGGTATTGTTATTGAGACTCGTCAGGATGTTACTGACATTATTGAGCAGAATAAAAAAGAATATAACTCGTATGATGAGAGAGCAAGATGGTCTGACCAATTGTTTGGTAACAAGGTTGCATCTATTCCAATGACAGTCATTGATGACCTTAACAAAGCTGGAATCATGCGTGGCTTTGCTGTTCTTGATGACAAGCGTTTTGCTGCTTGGTTAAATGACCCAATGAATCGTGCATGGCGCACTAGAACTGGAGTGGTATGAGCCTCTCAACATATTCTGACTTGCAGACTTCAATAGCCAACTATCTGGCTAGGTCTGACTTGACAAGCATCATTCCAGACTTTATTACTTTGGCTGAGAATCGTTTGCGTAGAGAACTGCGTATTCGCCAGATGCTAAAGTCTGTAACCACTTCAACTGTCGCAAGTGATGCAACTGTAGAGATACCTAGCGACTTCTTAGAGATTCGTGATTTTGTCGTAATGACAAACCCAATTCAACCATTGAGTTACTCTAGTCCCTCAACGCTATCTAATGACCCAAGAACATCAGAAGTTGGTGTTCCTAAGTCTTACACTATTCTTGCTTCTGAGTTTCAGTTAGCACCTGCACCTGATGGCGTATATACGTTAAAGATGCTTTATTACTCTGCGCCTCCGTACTTGTCTAGCAGTAACGCATCCAATGTCTTCTTGAATGTTGCACCTGATGGCTTGCTATATGGTGCATTGGTTGAAGCAGAGCCTTACTTAATGAATGATGCTCGTATCAATACATGGGGTTCTATGTACGACAGAGCAATTTCTTCTCTCACTAGGTCTGATGAAAACACTCAGTATTCTGGTGTACCCCTGTCAATCAAATTAACTGCAAGGTGAAATCATGGCTGAAATGTCTAACTACTTGGAAAATGCCCTTATCAATGTGACGTTGAGAGCAACTGCTTACACAGCACCTACAACTGTTTATGTAGCTTTGTACACAACTGACCCAACTGATGCTGATACAGGAACAGAGTGTTCTGGTACTAGCTATGCTCGTCAGTCTGTGACATTTGGTGCGCCTAGCAATGGTGCATCTACAAACTCTGCTGCTGTGGAATTCCCTCAAGCTGGTGGCTCATGGGGAACAATCACACACATTGGATTGCGTGATGCTTCTACGGCTGGAAACCTTTTGTATCACACAGCACTAGATGCTTCTAAGACGATTGCAACTGGCGATGTGTTCCGTATTGCTACAGGTTCTTTGTCTGTAACATTGGCATAACATGGCTGGTACGACAGTCAATCTGACGCTTGAGCAACTTGACCAATTTGGGTCATTGGATAGCCTCACGCTAAGTTTAGACTCGTCTGATTGGAACTCGACTACACAGAAGAATGTGACAGGCCCTTGGGTGCTAGAGGGCTTAGACGCTTTCAGTTCTAGCATTGATGAACTGGCAATTAGCCTAGATTCAGAACTATGGGCTACCGCATATTTGTGGGATGGTGTCGCAGATATAACTGCTAACGCTACTGTTACCGCCAATGCTGAAAAGATATTTGGTGGTATAGCTTCTGTAACTTGTGAGGCTACAGTAACTGCTGATGCTTCTATTGTTTACTATGGCGATGCTTCTATCACAGGAAACGCAGATGTTACGGCATCTGGTCAGCGTGTTCAGTTTGGTAGTGGTGACATACAGGCTACAGCAAGCGTAACTGCTGATGGACAGAGAATAGCAAATGGCGTTGCTAGTATTACTGGTAACGCTGATGTAACTGCTATTGGCACTAAGGTTAACTTTGCTAGTGCAAGTATTACTGGAAATGCTGATGTAAGCGCATCTGGTCAACTTGTGATTAGTGGTAGTGCCAGCATTACTGCTAATGGTGTCTGTGAAGCTAACGCAGAGAGAATCCAGTTAGGCGTTGCGTCTATTACTGGTGATGCGACATTTACTGCTAATGGTGGTTTGATTGCAGAAGGAACGGCAAGCGTAGAAGCCAATGCGGATGTTGTTGCTAGTGCGTCTGCGATATACGCAGGGGCAGCCTCGGTATCAGGTCTAGCGACAGTAACTGCTATTGGTACAAGACTTGGTGATAACTGGACTCCAGTAGCAGGTGACACTAATACTTGGACACCAGTTAGCACAGATTCAAACACTTGGACACTTGTTTCTAGTGACACAAACACATGGACTCCAGTATCTGCCAATGACAATACATGGACGACACAGACTCAAGGAAGTAATACATGGCTACGACAAGGGTAACATTTGGTGAGTGGATGCCTGACCAATCAGGTATTTCTGGCTCGTTGACGGATGCCAAGAACGTGGTGTCTCAGGCTATCGGGTACGGCCCATTTCCTACGCCAGTATCATTCTCTAGCGCAGCAGCAGAGAACTTAACTTCTTTGTATGCTGCCAAAGCACCTGATAGCAATACCTATTTCTTTGCTGCTGGTCTGTCTAAAATTTACACAGTTAGCGGTTCTGGAACACTTACGCAAGTAAACACAGGATTGACTACAGGAAATAACGACAGAGTAAGGTTTACTCAGTTTGGCAAGACTGTCATTATCTGTAACAACGCTGAAAAGCTAAAGTCTTGGGTACTTGGTACTTCTAGCACGTTTACTGAAATAGCGGCTACTGCGCCTATTGCTAAATTCATTACAGTTGTTCGTGACTTTGTGGTTTGTGCCAATACGTTAGAAACTACACAACAACAGTATCGGGTTCGTTGGTCAGCTATCAATGATGAGACTGATTGGGTAGAGAACGTAAACACTCAGTCTGATTATCAGGATATTCCTGATGGCGGTCAGATTATGGGAATCCGTGGTGGTGAGTTTGGTCTAGTTCTGCTAGAGCGTTCTATTCACAGAATGACCTATGTTGGTACTCCTTTTATATTCCAGTTTGACAATATCTCTCGTAACAAGGGATGTATGGTGTCAGGCTCAGTTGCACAATACCAAGGTATAACTTTCTTTTTGTCAGACGATGGCTTCTATATGTGCGATGGGCAACAAGTTGTTCCTATCGGTGCTGAGAAGGTAGATAGATTCTTCTTGTCAGACGCTAGTGAATCAGAATATAACTCAATGTCTGCGGCTATTGACCCTGTTCGCAAACTTGTAATCTGGAACTACAAATCTGTAGATGCCACTCGTAAACTGTTGATTTACAACTTTGCCACAAAGAAGTGGACTTATGGGGATGCCAATACTGATTACTTGGGTGAAGCCTCATCTGGTGCTTCAACGCTAGAGGAACTAGATAGCATCTCTGGTTCTATTGATGCCTTGACTACAAGTTTAGATTCTTTGCTATATGTCGGTGGTAAGTATTTCTTAGGTGGAACTTACGGAACTAGGGTTTACTCGTTTACTGGTGCTAGTTTGACAGGAAGCATTGCTACTGGCGACATAGATGTAGGGGCAAACTCAGTAGTAACCCTAGCTAGACCTATTGTGGACAATGGCTCTGGCTCGTTATCTGTAGCTTCACGCACATTGCTAAACCAAAGTGTCACCTATGGGACTTCTACTGCTGCCGACTCTGAGAACAGGGTTTCATTGAGAAGCGCAGGTAGGTATCACAGATTAAAGCTAACTCCTACTGGTGCTAACTGGAAAACTGCCGTTGCTGTGGATGTGGATGTGACTCCACAAGGGGTTCGCTGATGTTTAGAAGCCTACCTGCTTTTGGTGGTGACCAGAGGGCTGTAGCCGAGGTAGTCCGTGGAATCATGGACGGAAAGACCAATAACACAGGGACTGTTACTTTGGCGACAGGTGGCGCAACGAGTACCACTTTGACAGACAGAAGGATAGGCCCAGACAGCGTTATCCTCTTTGCCCCTGCCTCTGCTGCTGCCTACTCTGACTATATGCCTTATGGGGCTTTCCAGAGCCTTGTTGACCAAAATATTGCTGTGGCAGATACTGCCTATGCAATGACGCTAGACACTACTGATTACTCCAATGGAGTAACTCTGTCTAATAGTTCTAGGATGAATGTCAAAAACACAGGTGTTTATAACTTTCAATGGTCTGGTCAGTTTGTTAATACCGATAGCCAATTACATGATGTAAGCGTTTGGATACGCAAAAATGGTTCTGATGTAGTTGGTTCTACAGGGTTTATCTCAGTTCCTAACTCGCATGGCGGTATAAATGGACATTCAATTGTTGGTTGGAACTACTTTTTAGAGTTGGCTGCTAACGATTACATTGAGTTGTGGTGGTCAGCTACAAATACTGCTGTTTCCTTACAGTTTTTGCCTACCCAGACAAGCCCAACCAGACCCTCTACAGCGTCTTTGATTACTACAATGAACTACATCTCTCCGTCTGCCTTGACAAACATTTTCACGACTTCTCAAGGTCAAGGAACGGCAACAATCACGCATTTTGCAAATACGACTGCCAATAAGACATATCGGTATGCAATTATTGGTTGATTTTAATAATTTATGTATAATCTATTCCGTGGATGACCCATCTCGGAATCCGAACTTTTAGGAGTAAAGATGGCAACTACTACCACATCTACTGTCGCACCAGAAATAGCACCATACCTGACGTATGGTCTGCAACAAGCATCTAACCTTTATCAGGGCGGTGGCCCACAATACTACACAGGCGAAACCTTTGTAGCACCCTCGCAAACTACACAAGCTGGCGTTCAAGCCTTAGAGACTCGTGCTTTAGCAGGTAGTCCTTTAACTGGACTTGCTCAACAGCAATTACAGGGAACTTTGGGTGGTGCTTATCTGGGTGGTAATCCATTCTTCCAAGGTGCATTTGCCCCTGCTGCTCAAGCTGCTCAGACTCAATTCCAGAACACAATGGGCGACATTGCATCCAAAGCAAGCCTAGCAGGGCGTTATGGCTCTGGTGCTATGGGTAACCTACAGAATCGTGCTACAGGTCAGTA